CCCATTCTCTTCCACAGGCCCAAAGTAGAATTCCTCTGCTCCAAGTGAATCAAATAGTTTTAACATTTTGTAATTAGTAGGTAAGGTAGTTGCCACCCAACCTTTAAATCCTTCTTCTGCTATTTGTTTTTCAAATGCCTTGAAGGCCCTCATTGCCTTTAGCTTTTCCCCCTGTGTTCCTGTAGGAAATTGCAACTTTGAGCAATCTACCAAACCAGTATCTCTGGGTATAGCCTTCCAGTAAATAAAATCATATTCCACATTAACTTCCATGCCTCTCCTTAAACTCTTTCGTTACCCACTGAGTAACCAACTATTAAACTTGAAATAGAGAAATCCTGGGCTACTCCTGCGTTATACCCAACAAATCTTACTCGCCTACAGTCTCCGACTATTCTAGCTCTAGTATTCTTTACATTTCCTCCACCAAGTTTGTCGGTTCCCAACACAAAAGATCCCAATATTCCTCCAGTGGCTCCCATATTTAAGGCAACCGTCTCACTAAATGTTCCATCTCTATACACATCTAAAGTCAAGTTATGATCGCCTAAGGGTTTGAATACTGCCTCAACATATAGGAGATTGGCTCTCCTTATTCCTTTTTCAACTAAGGCCACATCAGCTGTCTCAAACTTCCCTGTGTATGCTATTCCATCTTTACTTCTGGTGGATTCATCAATAAACCTAACAAACCCTGCATTGTCACCCACCATGGGTCTGTATAAATAATCATCATCTCTTGAGATGGCCATGGCTTGGCAAATATCTTTAGTGCTTACTCTAAATCTGGGAATTGCAATATTATGAAGATCCAAGACCAATCTACGATTATTATATGTCGATCCTTTTTGAGAATAGGCTAAATGCCATTCATGTTTATATCCATAATAACAGGCAGTCGTGTTTTGAATTCTAGTCATTGACATATTTTCACGAATATAATTGCCTATCTTTTCTGGTAATATAGCCGATGTTTTAACAGAAGCAGCCTCACCATACTCTTGAACTGACATTAAACTATAAATTAATCCCTCGGCTGATAAGAAAAGAACATCATTATCTGTTTGGGCTATGGCTAAAGGACTAGCCAATCCAACAGAACTAGTTAACTTCTTACAAAGCCAGTTTGATGTAGAGGTATCTGAGTCATCTATATAATAAATTCCCCTGGGATATTTAAATAAGTATAATCTTCCAGCAAAGTCTATTCCCCCAATTAACTTTTCCCCTTCTCCTGGATAAACCCTAATTGTTCCACTTCCACTACTCTTAAAGTCCTCATGGTCTGTAAGAACTGAATAGTAAACCGTATGGGGATAATTAGCATTTCCAAAACCCCATAATCTACCATTATGAGATACACCAGCAACTGGTTGATTAGTGCTTGCCCAATCAGTAGGAGGATTTGAAATAGTGGATAATGTGACCCCATTAGATGTAACTTTAACTGCATCAGCCCCATTAAATGAGAAAAGCTTTCTAGTCGTACTGGCTCCTAAGGCTTCCACAAACACCGTCATTTTATTATTAGTTAACCCACTGGTTAAAGTGGCATGTATTCCGTCAACATCAAATACAATAATCTTCCCATCTGATGTTGCAGCAATGCGTTTTTGTGTACTTGAATCTGGCCAGAAATCATGAAGTCCTAAAATAGAAGGAGTATCGGTAATAACTGTGGTGTTAATCTTTGCAGAGCCACCCTCTTTTCTCCATGTGTCATCCTCATAGGTAAGGTTCTCAGCTGTTCGTAAATCTTCGACAGGAAAGTTCCCAATCGTCTGCATGGAGTTTAGCCCTCCAGTACTACAAGGTATCTCTAATGTCAAAACTTCAGCTGGCATTCTAAGTCCTCCAAATTCCTTGACCAGGTCTAATGTATAATCTTGTTTTACCCACGGGTAAATATATATTTAGCATGGCGGCAAACTTTCCTTGAACTAGCCCCATGATTTCTGCTGCCCTGGGGTCATTCTTTGTATGATATAGCAAACCCAAGGCAATATCTGCTATAAGAGGTCTATCCAGCAAAGGAACAATAGGAACATCAGTTGTGGCATTATTATCAAAAGTCAGATCAGACGAGGGTTTTCTGGTATATTCATACTCCAAAGTTAATGGAGTAGTATCTGGCCATGGTGAGATTCGTAATTTTGTACCTCTTATTAAAGCTACTTTTCTAGGATAAGTTCCCACATTTCTACCTGGATATAAGCTAGACATTTCCCCTTCTGTAATCACATCAATTACATGATTAGGATCGTCCCTCAACCAAGCCCTCCAAACTCTTAAACAATCAGAAGCCACTTCATATTCGTCTTTAAAAATTGAGTAAGCCCCTGCTGAGGCTGTGGCTGAAGTATACTCAGCATCTATTGTAACAGAGGTATAACCAGCTGCATGGGAGGCAATTCTATAAGGAATTTCCTCATCGTCTAACCAAATCCAATAACCTGTTCTACTTGTATCATCTGAAGCACATAAAGTAACGGCTGTAGAAGCATGGGTAAACACTGCCGAACCCGTAGCCTTTTCAGTTAGGCTTAAGACGCCTGGAGGATCTTTCAAAGCCCAAGGCCAAGGAGCATATTCCAAAACCTCATTATAAGCTCTCTGAACAAATACTTTTGTTTGTCCCAGATAGTCAGATACCGAAGTTCCTGAAACAGCTGAGAGTTCTCCAGCTCTAAATAGAACATCTTTTAAGATGTCACATCCATATTGAAGATAACTCATGCTTTATTTTCCTCCACACTTTGGGCAAGAAGTCACATACTTCCAAACCTTGTATATTGTTCCACAGTATTTGCATCGTTTAATCATATTCTATTCCTCTTTAGGTTGTTCAACTTCCTCTTTAACTTCCTCTTCCTTTGGTTCTTCAACAACATTACCTTTCTTATCTTTTGCCCATCTTCCATAATTAAGGGTCCACCAACTTATAGCCTTTTCTTTATGGGGCTCGGGTAAGAAGGTAAGGTGTCCTCTGACCTTAACTGGGGATCCATCCAAGTAGCAGTATGAACCATCTGGTTTTTCAAATACCGAGACTTCATTAACTCCCTTGGTAAATGCCCTAACATAAATAAACTCTTTTTCTGTACCTACATTTAACAATCCAGCCATAATTATCCTCCGTTTCCTCCACTCTCCTGAGGGGGATGTAAAATTGAGGGGTGATTGAAGGGCACCCCTCATAACCCTATCCATTACGCAGCAGCCGTAAATGCACCAGCAGAAGCAAACGCTGGAACATAATACGTCTTGGCATTAATAGTCATCTTCAAGAAAGCATCAGCACACACTTGAATCGTGCCTGGAGCCCTTGAAGTAGAAGCACTAGATCCACCAGCAAAAGTACAGGCTAAGTTAACAGCACTAGCAGCAGTATCCCCACAAATTGTGGTTCCCTGCAGAGTAGTGGCCGTAGCCGTAGTAGCCGAGATACTAGCAGCACTAATATTAGTAGCCGTGACAGTAGTCGCCTTAAGGCTTGTACCACTAAATGTAGTAGCACTCATATTAGTAGCCGTAAGTGTCGTTGCCCCAATCGTGGATAAAGTGATCTTTCCAGCAGAGGTAATACCTCCAAGGGAAACTCCAGCCGATGTCTGAAAGCTAACAAGGTCCTGTGTAATATTATCGCCCTGTTTAATAACGACACCACAAGTAGCCTCAGATGTCTGAAATGTAATGGGATATTTGGCAAATCCTCTTAATCCTTTTACATAAGCCATATTTATTCTCCTTATTTTACTACCCTCATTGTTTCAGAGGGCTGGGGGTTTTAAAGGTTGACCCCCAACCATCTAAATTGTTATCCTAAATCCGTCATCTTGCTGTTATTGGCAGCCTCTTCAGGAATCCTTTCTAATTCAATTCCAACCCACATTGCGTTGGCAGCCCCGTCAGCGGTTGTAACCTGGGCTACAATTTCATCGCCTTCGTTGACTTCAACTAACGTAGTAGGAATAGCATAAAGAAACTTTCCCTGTTGATTTGTAGAAGCTGTCTTTGTCAAAGTTCCACAATCCCCATCACCTCGGCTCGTATCCGAACCAGCAGTGGGTCTTTTATCAAACTTAATCACAGCAGCCGTACTGTTGCTAGAGGTTCCCTGAACAGAGGCAAATACCTTTCGGACCTTTGCCTTAAAGAGGATAGGAAAAACATACTTATCCCCTGTGCTGTTCGTGGCAATTCCAGCAGTTACCGAAGATCCACCAATGAAGCTTTGAACAATCTTTCTCATATTGTATTATCCTCCTTTGATGGATTAACCAGCACACACCATCATAGTGTTGTTGCCTGGCTCTTCTGGAATATACTCTAGTTCAATACCAACCCATGCCAACATTGTGTTACCAGCATGTGTACCTAAATCTTCCTCATTAGCTGAGATGCACTGGCACACAATCTCGTCACCTTCATTGACAGTAATATCTGCCGAAGGCTCAGCATAGATCATCTTGCCTCTGTAGCTAGTAGATGCGGTTGCCGACAAGGCCCCACAATCCCCATTGCCTCTAGAAGTATCAGACCCAGCAGAAAGTCTCCTGTCAAAGGCCACTATAACTCCAGTAGCCCCAGAAGCATTTGTCTGTGGGATGATAAAGGACTTACGAACTTTTGCTTTGAAAGGGATAGCAAAAACATACTTATCCCCTGTAGCACTCAAAGAAACTCCTGACGTGGCACCAGCCCCGCCAAAATAACTATAAAGCATATGTCTCATATTTATTCTCCTTCAAGTTTTTCACTTGTAAAGGACGGTAAGGTGGGTATGTTCTCCACACCGCCCCACCATCCCTTTTAATTGTTAATATTAAGCACTGGTCACATAGACTACTCTGGCTTCTCCAGCTGTCGCTGTTTCTTCCCAGATAAGCCCGAACTTTAATATCCCATACCAAGCTACTGCTTTCTTTCGACCGAAGTCTCCAGGAATTGCAGCCCTTAATTCAGGAGCAAGAGCCTCAACCATAGCCACACCGTCTTCTCCGAAAATAATAGCCTCGCCCAGGACACTTCCTGTACCTTTGGCATTGGAGAGGGCAGTCGTGTTATTGGATTCAACCCATCGGATCTGTTCGACCTGACCTACTTCTGAATTATAAAGAACATCCCCTGGTTGGAGATATTTACGCCATTCCATGAAATCGCCATCGGACTTGATACCACGAAGAGCCTTCGTAGAACCTATACCGATGTAATTTTCTTTTTCATAAAATGGGACATTAAGAGTATCAGTCATATAATCCCTAATAACACCACAATGTGATATATTGAGATTAACTAAAGCCGTAGTGGAAGGAGTACCATCCGTATCCCATGTTCCACCAGTAGTAGTTGTTGGCTGATATGCCACATATGTGGTTTTGAAAGCCGTAGCTGCGGCATTGTCCAACACCTGTCCCAACTGATCCCGAAGTTTCCTCTGAATAGAGTTCTCAAGGTCAAAATGAGATAAATCCTCTGCAAGAGAGGTATACTCAACGCCTCGCCCATATTCAGTCACCGTGATAGCCCTTTTGGCAATCGATGCGGTATCGATCGGAATGTCGTTGTCTTCTGAAACCGTCCCATCTGTAGGAACAGTTATGTTTTTGATTTTGGTAATGTTGATTGTGTCACCTTTCTTCTTTCCAAAGCCAGGCTCTGGCTTGCAAAACTGGGTAAACCTAGAATTTGCAACGGCAGCAAAGCGGAGTTTGGATGAAAGTGCATGATTTCTCAAAACACCCGATGGCACATCTACAGTCCATAGAAAATTAGCCATATTTTAATCCTCCTATAAGATTAAGTCCTAGCCTTAGCTAGTGACTTTTTTACGGGCTGCTTTAATAGCAGCACCAAGACTTGGCATTTCTGCCTCATCATCTTTAGGTGCCCCAGGACCCTTACCACCCTTTGAGAGGACTTTTAAGTCTTTCTTAACAACCTGCTGCTCAGTTGTTTGAGCAGTTGCTTCCTGTCGAATCGATTCTATGAATTGATTCACTTGATTAATGGACCATTGAACTTGGTCATCGAATGGTATCCCCGAAGGGGCATTACGAGCCACAGTCCAAAAGGCTTCAAGCATCATGGGTGAAGTCAATCCAGCTTCTTTGGCCTTACTCTCAGCATAAGTAGTCATTTGCTGTTGGTTCATATTCCGAGTGTTTTGCTCGGTATACTTAGCATCTGCAATCTTTTCCTGAGCCTCAGCCCAAATGATGGCTGCTTTCTCCTCGTAATTTGGATCCTCTGGGCTTAACTGCTTAATTTGCTGTAAAGCCTCCTTAGCAATCCTCTTTGCTGGAGCTTCTTGTTCAACAGGCCTTGGCTGGTTTTGAGATAACCTTTCCAGCATCTTTTCATATCTGCTGGATCTCTCCGTAGCCTCGGTCATTTTTCGTACAGCTTCCTGATAAGCTCTTTCAGCTTCTTCCTGACTCTTGTACTTAAACTTAGGTTGTGTCTGAGGTGTTCCCTCAGGTGGTTTAGGTGCGTCAGCACCTGGTTTTGCACTCTCGGGGGCTTCTTGGAGGTCTCCTTGGTTAATGGGCTCCACAACTTCCGTGTCCGTTTGCATAGTGTTTATTGCGTCTGTCAATGAATCATTTGGCATATACTTACTCCTTTCGTTCAGTATCCGTCATGCCTAAGGGTGAACGTTTGAATTTCACTGAGTGTCCTTACGGGTCAGTGATTTAGTTATCTTTTAAATGTTGTTGGATGAGTCTGTCTGAAACTGCTCTGGCAAGTTCAATCTCTGATCCAATCTGGTTTAAAGCGGTTAAAAGTCCCTTGCATTCAGGGTCTTCTTTTATCAAAACAGTAATTCTATCTGATAGAATTTTAGAGATGCGTCCTTTAATCAATTTACCTTCGTTGGTTTTTAAATCTTCAATTAAATCTATTCCAGCTTGGGCTAATTCCTTTGCCCTATTCAATTCTTCTTCTTTTCTAAGTTGATTTGCTTTACCTTTTGGTAATCCACTTAAAATGTCATATTCTGGCATACTCTCTCCTTATAAAGGTCTAAAACCCTGTGAAATCTCCTGGTTGGTAAAAATACCACTTCCAAAAGGTCTATCTTCTTTAGGAATCTTGTTCTTTCTTTTCTTAGCCTCAAAAGTCTTACCTTTATCAGAGGCTTTTCCTGCACTTGCATATTTAGGAGCCTTACCTTTAATCCCTTTAATAGGAACATTCTTATTACTGACTTTCCTAAATCGCCCTTTTCCTACTTCACTGGCAATTGTAGAATCTGTAGCCTCGGCTACTCTATTACCTAATGTAATTTTTGGTGCCATTTTACTTCTTCTCCTTCTTCTTTCGTACATGTTCAGCCAAGTCTTTGAGATTAGGTGTTTCAGCAGCCCATTGAGGGGCTTTATGTTTCATCTCAGAGCCTAAGGCTCCAGAAAATGCTGCTCGCATCTGAGCTAACGATTTAAAAGGCATAGGTCTTCCCACACTTTAAACATTTGACTTTATTAGAGCCTAGATATACCCCATAATTATTAGGGGATGAGCCACAATGAGGGCACTTCATCTTAAGGATTCTCCGTCTGGGCTGATAATGTAAATGTATTAGCTCCAGTGGCTCCAATATCACCAGCTGTCGCTGCATATATAGTGTCACCTGGAAATACAATTACTCCATCACCAGGAGCTTTTCCTCCAGAAACCAATTCGTTGTAAACTGTGGCCTTGGCTGTAGCCGTCCCACTCCACATAACTGTAGTTACTCCAGCTACTGGAGTACCCTGACAGATAAAAACTGTGGTATTTGTAGCGTTGGTGTAGGCAGGTGTCGTTCCATAAACACGAACAACCTTAGTTGGAGAATTATACTCATCAAAAGTGTAAACAACAGCCGAAGCAGCTGCCCCACTTCCTATGGCAGATGATGTTCCTGCAATTCTATTAAACTTCTGCATTTTTACTTAACCTCCTTGTTCTTCTTGGCTTCTAAATCAGCCTTATGTTTTTCGTTGGCATTTTTAATATCTACCATCTTTTTGGCATTATCTAACTCCATTCCTCTGCCCTTGGCCTCCATTTCCTGCATTTTCTGCATATTCTCAATTTTAGACTTCTGGGCTTTGGCTGCTGACTCTTGCTGCATTAATTGTGTCTCCACACCTGCTTTTTGAGCCTCAGCTAAGGCTTTGGGGTCCATATTCTCTTGTGGAGGCTTAGGAGCATTCAAAGCTTCAGTTATTTGGGCTGCCTCGTCTGGAGATGCTATATATCTAGCATCACGCTCTTCCATGGCGTCTGCGGCACTCTTAAGCAACTCATAAGGCTTAAGATAAGGTGTAAATATTGGGGATTCAGCCATTTTGCTAAAGTACATGAGTTTTTCCATCATGTCTGTCTTTTGCAAGGCTGCCGAAACTCCTCTTACCTGTACATTTGCTTTTGTCTTCAATAATGCTTTCCTATCTTCAATTGACATATTGGTAAAGGCCAAAGCCTCTCTTTGATGATCGGGTCCAAATACTTCCATGATACTTGCATTACCTGTATCCCTGGTCCAGTTCAAAATGATGGTTTCAATGGCTGACCACATTAAATTAACAGCCCCATACTCAATATCCGAACCTATGGAATCAAAAATACCCATAGACTGTTGAGTCTTCATTTGAACCTCACCTTTAGTGATATTTGTTCGGGTTCCAGGTAATCCCATAACAAAAGAGTTTACAAAACTACCGTTTTCCCATTCCTGATTAAAGTAGGCCACATTAGGAAGAACTTCTTGAGTCTTTCCAGCTTCCTCTAAGGTAACCATTACTGGAGAAGAACTTCCTGCCTTCTTAACTAATATTTTTCCAGGATAAATCTCACCAGCATCTCTGGGATCCAATAATAGTGAGGGATCAATCTCTCTGATCTTATTTATATTCCAAGCCAGGTTATCAACATGTAAATTCATCAAATTACATAAGATCCACCAAAGGCTAATGACTCCTTCTAGCATTCCTCTTCCCTGAAACCTTAATAGATGGGGAAATGGACTAAAAGAGGTTCCTGGCCACCTCATACGAATGAAAGGATTTACTTTAGGAGGCCTAATTACTTCTCCTCCAGCCACAGTGTATGTAGCATTGGGTAAAAGCAACTCACCTTTAGAACCTAAAACAACTCCAAAGAATTCTTGAGTTAAAACAGACTTTCTGTATCTTGATCTCTTCCAAAACATCTGTTTTCTCTTCTCTT